GAAAAGGATGCATAAGAAAACTCATCACGAAATCTGGACTTGATAACTTCATTAAACTCTTCGTCAAGAGTAAAGTTAACGTAGAAGTCCATACTTGCCAAGTATTTATTAATCAGTTTGTTGATAACTGGTACATACTTTTTGATGATCTGAGTTTTAATTCCTCCGTCTTTGAGAAGATTAGAAACAACTTTGTAATCGTTCTGATTTTTTCTAACCGAAGAACATAGAGAGTAATCCTTTTCAAGATCAGTCTCAGCTTCTTTCAACTTGACATACTCTTCATCCAGATCTGGCTTATCTTGATTTCTTTGTTCCACCAGATTCATGTTATCCCGTATCAACTTTTGTTGATACTTATTCAAGGATTGAATTTCATAGTTGACATCAGAGAGTTCATGATTGTATTTTTTAATTGTATCATGTTCTTTCTTTACCTGAGTGATGTGAGTGTTGAGTGTGTCAAACGCTTCATCAAACTCTTTCTTTTTTGAAGAGAGGTTCTCCAGTTTTTGAGTGGAGAGTTCTTCCGAGATGTCTTGTTTACATGTGGGACAAGTATCATTGTTCTCAAAGAAGTGATACTCCTTATCTACATCGTCAGACTTATGTCTAAGTTTGTAGAGCATTGACTTTAAGGATTCAAACTTTTCTTGTATTTGAGTTTGATTTTGCGTGAGAGAAAGTAGTTCTTCCGCTCTTGTTTCATTCTCTTTAATTTTAGATACGAGTGTTTCGATTTCCTTTTCATTGGATTCGTATTTGGATTTAAGCTGATCATCGAAGTTTTGGTTTGCTTTCTCTAAATTTTGAATGTTTTGTTTTTGAAGATTTACCTTCTGTTCAGACAGACTAACACGATGATCGCAATCTTTTAGTTCGTCTTTAACATCCCTCATTCTATCTTTCAATAGAGTATTCATTCGAGAGAAGATACCAATGTCAAGTAGATCTTCGATTACTTCCCTTCGATGAGCAGCTGGGAGTTGCATGAACGGTACAAATGTTGAGCTTCCCAGGATGACAACTTGTGTAAAAGATTTATAGTTGAGTTTGAGGATTGATTGCTCAAGATACTTTTGGTAGTCTCTATTTGCTGCTTCTTGGTCCAGAAGTTTTCCATTCTCATAGATTTCAAATCGAGTTGGTTTAATTCCTCTTACAACTTTATAACTGATTGATCCGATATCAAATTCAATCTCCACAGAACAATCTTTCTCATTGATTGAATTGACAAGTTGTGGTTTATTAATTTTGCGAAACGGTTTGTTGAACAAACCAAAACACAAAGCGTCTAACAATGTTGACTTACCTGCGCCATTAGATCCCTGAATCAGAGTGGCAGAATTCCTATTCAGTTCAATCTCAGTAAAAGTGTTACCTGTACTTAGAAAATTTTTCCACCTGATAATTTTAAAGATGATCATAGTTTAAAGGAACCACAAAATTGTTTTTATCAATAATTGAATAGTCGTAATCGAATGCTTCGCAGTTACGAATTATCATATCCTCTTCCACTTCTGTTATTTCTAACTCATCTTCAAATCCATTTGCATCAAGCAAGTCCATGTAACGGATTGCGTCATCATTATCTTCAAAGATGAGGACTGTTTTTGATCGTGGTTTTTTACCATTAATGGCATACACACCACCAGAGTTTTTTGAAGTGACTATGAACATTAGATACTACACGCTTCTGTATAAAGAGATTTAAGAATCTTCTTAATATTTAACTTATCAGAATAATCCGTTTCGTCAACATATTGTTCAAGCAATGTTAGAGTATCTTCTGTTTCTAGTTCCAGAGAATCATTTTCAAGATCGATTGAAAGATCTTCAATGATCTTAAGGTCTGCTACACCAACATCATACAACGCTTTAACAGTTTTGTCAAACTTTGTTTGATCTTCGCGTTTGTCTACGATCAACTTTACATACTTGCCTTCATACTGACCGAACTCAGATGTGTCAATATCGTCTGTGTAATAAACTTTATTGAACATCTTAAAAGGATTTCTGTAGAACTGAGTCTCGAAGGTTTCAGTATCAAAAATTGTAAACCCTCTTCTAGAATCATAATCATTCCAGAACAGTTGGTATGGGTTACCTAGGTATTGCACATTATCCCTAGCTGACCGTGAGTGATAGTGTCCAGAAAACACCCTATCAAATTTAACAAAGTCTTTATGGTCAATTCCATGATTCATTATGTGTCCAGGGTGTGCTTCAAATCCATTGAATTCAAAATGTCCCATGCATATTTTTGCAGCAGTAGTTTCAGATTTTGAGAGAACTGATGCACGATTTTCATCACAAATCCAAGGAGTCATGAAGATGTCTAGTCCAGCAACGTTGACATCTCCAGGTTCATCAACAATACTAATGTTGTCATACCCCTGAAGAAGAAGTTTTGGTGCATTAACTCGGACAGTATTCTTGTAGTAAATGTCGTGATTACCCACAAGCATTGTAAGTTTTACACCGAGTTCTTGCAGGGGATCAAACCACATTTCTTTTGCAAGATCTAGAGAGTTAAAGTTAATACTTTTTCTCCTATCAAATGTATCACCGAGACAGATAACATTCTTGATATTAAAAGATTTAATAAATGGAATGACTACTTCACCGTAGAACTTTTTATAGTACGAAGCAAAGACCAACGAATCATTTCTAATGCCAAAATGTTGATCTGTAATCAATAATACTTTAGCCATCTTTCATTTGACTGCGAACTTTAGATTTAATGTAATTCATTTCTCCTGCTCTATCTCTATCTTCCAAGAAGAGAATCTCATCAAAGTCTGATCTCTCAATAATTTTATTCTTAACTTCCATCTGATTCTTTTCTTTCTGAATACGACGAAGGAAAGCGTAGTAGATGATAGTTGTAAAGTATGCGAAAGGATTCTTTGATTTATCTGGATCGAAGTTATCGATGTAAATGAGACAGTTCTCTACTCCATCATGAATCATGTCATCTTTGTACATGTAGTTGATGAAGTTAGGTTTAAAAGATAGGTGTTTAGCGATATCGAGAAAACACTTTCCAAGGTATTCATTCACTCTTGGTCTTGGTTTGCCCGCATTTTTCGCTGCAGCAACCTCTTCACGATACTCGATCAGAGCGGCAAGAAATTCTTTATTGTTGATGTAATGTTGTTTTGGTTGGGACATAAGAATCTCTAATCGTGTACATATACTAACACAGAATATTCATCCTGTCAACAAAGCTTGACAAGGGTTCAGATCCTGTGTATAATAACTCTGCTAGGGTTCAAAGATAATTAATAAGCTTAATTACTTTTTAAAGAGATCATCCAATCTCTTTCTCATATTATCAATATTATCTACTAATCCAAGTTCCTTTGTTGGCTTCTTGGGTTTTCTTTTTGATTCTTTCTCTGGATATTTTTCCTTCATCTTTCCAACGACGTACATGTTATACATCACTTTAAACTCATCCTTTAATGGAAGTAAAGACAGAACGTGGTCGTCGTTGAAGATAGTAAATTCGTCATCAGAAAAAGGAGCCCAGGGATAAAATCCAATACGATAATACTCTCCACCTTCCTCGTCCTTCTGTTCAATAAACTTTGCTTGACAAGGATTCTCTACAATCAAAAGGAGTGGACCATCTTCGATAGTTTCATCCTCTGGTACAACCATACACTTTCCAATCACATCCTCCCCGTTCAACAACTTTACAGTTGCAACGATTTCTTCTCCTGGTCGAATGTGTCTTAGCATACGTTAGTCCCTTAGTTTTACATCAATGATTTCGTAGTTAAACTTTTCTTGCTTATAAACCTTGATCCTTTCGATCAAATGATTCAAAGTATAATTTCGTTTACCACTTTTGGAAATGTCATCGGCAATATCATATAGAACTGCCTTTGATTTGTTCTCACCTTTTCTAAGAACTCTACCGATTGATTGTAGATTTCTGATTCTTGATTTGCTTGGTGAAGCAAATACTACGTTGTGTAGATTGCGAATGTTGATGCCAGTGGAAAAAGTTCCATAGGATGCAACAATGATTGCGTCGTTTTCTTTCTCTGTCAAAGCACGAATTTCTTCGCGTTCATCAACTTCCACGCCGCCGTGGATGAAGAAAACTTTTCTACCTTCAATGTTACTATTTATAAGGTCAAAAAGAGGACCTCCGTGTTTTTCAACGTAGTTAAAAAGAACCAAGGTATTACCTTCCAAATCTTTTACAAGTTTCATGATGTAATTGTTTCTTGATTCGTTACTGACCAGATACTCCATTTCATCTTGGTAAGTTTCAAATGTCTGGAACTTGTGTTTGAGCATCAGAATTCTGATCTTCAGATCTGCAATCTGTCCTTTTGTCATCAAGTCTTTCGTTCTTGTGACTTGTGTACAAACACCAAACAATCCTTCCAACACCAGTCTATTTGTCTGAGTACCATCAAGCGTACCTGTAAAACCAATACGATACTTACAATCCCTCAGTTTTGTCATGATACTAGTCAATGACTTTGCTTTGAATAGATGTGCTTCATCTCCAATGACTACATCGAAACTATCAAAGAATGTCTTTGGTTGTTTGTAGACTGACTGCCATGTAGTGACTACAACTGGTTTGTCTGTGAGTTTCTCATACCCTGCATAGATCTTATGAACATTGTGGTAGGAACTCCATCCATAATCATCAAAATCTTTTGACAGTTGTTCAACCAAAGAAGTTGTAGGTACAACAATCAATACTTTATTGTTCGCAGCGACGTGATATCTCACGATACAATAAATCATCAGCGACTTCCCAGAAGAAGTGGGAGACAACAGAAGTTTTCTGTTGAACTTCAGTGCTTCATAAATTGCCTTGTACTGGTAGTCTCTTACTTTGAATGGGATGTTTAGGTTTTTGACCCAACCAACTACCGCCTCTGGAGTAATATACTCGTTCGGTTCTTTTGGATATCCGTACCATTCGTTTTCTTCGGTCGAAAATGTGTATCCACGAGCATTAGCGAACTCAGTAATGTAATCATAAAGACCAACGTAAATTTCTCCAGTGCCAGGCGAGAAGAGACGTACTTTTCCATCCCACCCTTTGTATCGAGTTTGTCGTTTTAAATATTTAGCCTCTGGAACTTCAAAAGTAAAATACTCAGACAACTCGTACTTGATGTGAGGTTCGCAACGAAGTGATAGATAGACCTCGTTCTTTTTCTTAATTACAATATCACTCATAAAACACCTTCTGTGAATCTACGCCAGTCAATAGCATTCTTTACTTGAAATGTTCTGTTGCTTACAGTCTTGAGTATCGACTCAAGATACTCTAGAACAATTTCGTTGTACCTTACTTTGAGTCTTGCCTTAATTACCTCTTCATCCGAATCGATGTAAATACTTACATCTTGTTTTAATATTTTGTGATCAAAAGGAGTTTCTGCATACACCTTTGCTGATGCCTTACCGTTGTAATACTCCCACTTTGATTTGTATAGAACCTTAAGTTTCATATCTGCATCTTCCTTGAGCAGACGAAACTCGTTGTATATTCTGTAATACTTAGAATGTAAATTTGGAACTGCGAGAGATTCTTTATCTAATTGAGTTTCGTCAATCTGAGAATCTTTGCTCCACATTTCCTGGATCACTTCAAGGTTCATAATAAACTCTTAGTTAGGTTAGTAGTTCGTTGTTGCTGTTTAAGATGTTGTAGATGGAATATTTGAAAGTAACTCTTGCAGTAAAGTAATCTGTATCTGTAACACCAGCATTAAACTCAAGAGTTGAGAGTGATACTGGGAACATGTCATTGAACTTGACAAAGTATTTTGGTCTGAGATTACTTGTATAAATGATTAGTGTTCCGTCACTGTAGATAGTTTTGTTTCCTAGTAATCTGTTTTCTTCTTGCCAAGATCTATAGTCGTTGAAATTTTCTGCAGCGGAAATACTTTTTAGCCAGTTATGAATTTCTAGATAGTTCGTTAGATCTTCATCTACAAGGAATTGAATGTCGAGATCTGAATACTGTGCATCACCAGCAAGAGGAATTCTTTTGAATGGTGTTGCTTGTTCTGGAGAACCAATTCGGATCTCAGGAAGGTTTGCACTCTGACAGAGGTACGCTGATTTTGGTGCCTTATCCAGTGTAAGTTTGAATCCTACTGGTGAAAGGTAATTTCTATTTGAAATTTGTTCTTGATACCAACCCATCGTTCTCTGTTTGTTGTATTTCTATTTAGATAGAAGGATGTGCAAGATGATAAAGTTCATCTAGAATTTTTCCAAGATTATCGTACTCAATAGTGTTGTAATGTTGCAATGCCCGTACTTGTTCTTTGCGGACACATGCTTCTACTTCTTGCCATTGTTGTTCAGTCACGTTGCCTCCAGTCATCAGGTTTGTCTTGTTTGAACCAATCTGCAATTTCATCTGCAGACTTGAACCCCGTTCTGTGGTTGGATGGGTCGGGGTCACCTAATCCCATCCTGTTCATAAAATCATCCAGACTTCCATCTTCAATTTCTTGAGAAGCCTGGCGTCTTGCTTTGTTTAACCAATCTTTTGCAGAAGTATATGACTTAGCAAGTTTTTCTGCCCAGATCATATCCTCTAACTTCACTTCCTCCCCATTTGCAATACGTTGACAAATAAACTCCAGTCGGAGTCTGTATTGTGTGGACAACATATTCTTTAATCTTACCTTAGGTATTTAGGCATAAAAAAGGGGGCCTCTTTCGAGACCCCCCACACTTCCTTCACACGGACAGAAGTATTTATACTTCGATCACATGAGGTTACGGACAAGAACACGTCTGTAGTAGACGTTTGCGTCGTTCGACAGTGAACCGTCAGACTGAGCTGCACCACCGCTGAATGGGTTAGCAACCATGCCGTAACGGGTCTTAAAGCCGATCTTAGGCTGGAAGGTGTCCTGACCGACGGCACGAACCATCTGGAGAGGAACGTATGGGCAGTAGAAGAGACCTGCGTCATATGCGCTGGTTCCCTTATAACCCATGACGAAGTAGTGGTCGTTAGAAACGTTTGCAGAATAAGGATCAACATAGACCTTGATTCTACCGTTCAGAGTACCGACCAGGGTGCTGGAGGTGTCATCAACACCTGCGAGACCGTTGTTACCAGCGATACCAGGGGTGTAATCCAGTTGACCAGCCATACCGAGTGCAGATGCAACGTCAGCAGAGCAGATCAGGAAGTTACCCTTTCCTCTACGAGTCTGTTGGCCAATTGCGTTGGCTTCACGCTCGATTTGGAACAGGAGACCCTTGAACTTCTCAACAGACCAACGACCGTTGGAGTCAACGTCGAGGTCGAAGATACCCTGGGTTGCAGTGTTGTTCTGAGCACCAGGCTTAGCGGTTCTGTAGATCGAACGGATAACCTCACGGTTGATTTCAGCGAGAACTTCAGTCGAGAGGATGTTTGCCAGTTCGGTCTCTGCATCCAGACCATGAATTGCCTTCAGGTCTTGTGCAAGTTCGAGTGAATACTCGGCCTTCAGAGCGCGTGACTTTGCAGTAACGGTGACCTTCTCGATCGAGAAGCCCATCTCACGGAAGTGGTTACCAGCGCCATCGCCAAGTGCTTCAGACTGAGCAGTGGTCATACCTTGTCCACCGATGGTGTAAGTACCACCGTCGTTAAGGAGACCAGGGTTTGAACCAGTCTGAGTGTTTGAAGCGAGTGTGTTACCGCTGTTCTCGGAGGAGAACTCGGAATCTGCCTCATTGTAGAATGCTTCGGAACCAGTTGCCATTGAACGGTCAGTGCCGTACATGGAACGCATTGCGAAGATCAGTCCAGTAGGACCAGTCATGGGTTGAACACCACATACATCGTATGCGATGAGCTTAGGCATTGAACGTCTGATCAGCGAGATCAGAACGGGATCGAAACCAGCAACAGGGCCGGCTGCGGCTGAAGAACCAGTATAACCAGCGCCACCCAAAGAGTTGGTAGGTGCTGCTTCGTGGAGCATTCCTCTCTCTTCACGGAGGAATCTCTCTTGGTTTTCAAGCAGGATAGAAGTGACGGCTTTTTTGTACTTATCAGAAATCTCTGGAAGCTCAGAGTGATTCAGAACGGGAGCCCACTTTTCCTGCAGATGCTCGGATTGGAACATTTGCTTTCTCCTAATTAAGTGTTGTGGTTTTCTTTACAATGATATCATTTAGACCATCTTGAGATGGCATTCAGGTAAGCGGTCATTGCAGGAGCGTGCTCCTCAAGATCGCCTGGTTGAATGTTTTCTTCAATTTGTGCCTCTACAGGCTGCTTATGGAAGTATGATTCTTTGATGGTTTGTACCTTCTCACGGAAGGACTTGGCATCTTCAAATGTAACTCCCTCAGCCAATGCGGCGAGCTTCTCTTTTTGGGTTTCTGCAAGACCTGCAGCAACCTCGTTCACGATTCCATTCTTGATATAACCGCCAAGCTTCTTATTAAGTTCGACGTTTGTTTCGATCTGCTCGTTCAGTCTCGATTCCATGCTATTGATTTGGTCAGTCAACTCAGAAAGTACCGACTCCTCTTCAGGAATCGCTACGTTATATGACTCAAAGACACTCTTGATTGCGCCCATGAAATCTTGGGAAATCTCTTCCTTGATTCCATTGCTGACTGCAAGAGAATTCTCTTCGAGCCACTGTGAAGCAACATATGAGAGATAGTCATCAACTTTCTCTGCCAGATCTGCCTTAGTCTTCTCGATTTCTTCTTCAAGAATCTCAGCAGCTGCTTCGTTAATCAGTTCGATTTCAGCATTGACTTTTGAAGTAATAACTGCTTCAAAGATTGTCTTTGCCTTGTTCTTAAACTCTTCAGAGAGTTCTTCGCCAGAAACAAGAGCATTCAGATCATCTTCCAGATCCAGCTCCAGTCCTGTCTCTTCCTCTTCGGTGAGTTCATCACCTTCAGCTTCAACTTCCTCAGGAAGTTTTGCGGAAGCATCAGATGGTTTGGTGGAAAGGGACTTGCTACCTTCGTGCTTTACTTTAGCAGCAGCCTTCTTACCAATTGATTCTTTATCATCTGGTTTTGCAGTCTTGACATCAGGACCACCCAGATCTTCCGCAGATGCACCACCCTCAAGTTTGGGCATGCCTTCTGCAGCTTTTGCGTTTTTAGTTACAACGTTCTCATCGAGCGCTGTTTCTTCATGAAGTGACATTTGTTCGCTCCGTCTTAGAAAGTTACCGTATTTCTGTAATTATTTATATTTTAATGAGCCTTAACCTTAAAGCCCACGGAGAAAAGATTCAAAAGCTTTGATCTTTCTCTCTTCAAGTTCTACTCTTGAAGACTCGCTGATATATTTTTTAAGTCTATCAACGTGAACTTCCCTTAGAACTCCTGACTCCCAAACCCACTCTTTACCTTCCATGATGCCTTCTACGAAAGCGTCAGGTGCGGAAGGGTCGGCAACGATGTCTGCTGCGGTAGCGAGCATAAAATCATCCTTAACATAATTCACGCCATTTTTGAGTTCTAAACTACCCATACCACGAGAAGAGACGCCCAGTTTTACTCCTTCATTGAGGAGGTTCTGTGCGATCTTACCCATTGGGGTTTCAAGTAGTTTCGCTTTACCGATAAAATTGCTTCCCTCTTTTTTGAGAGATACAATCTTATGCGATACCCTATCGAGATTGATAGTTGGTCCCTCGGGATGACCGAGTTCTCCAAGTGCGCGTCCTTTATCAATAAAGGACTCTGTATATTTATCTACTTCTCTGCTGAGGACTGCGGAAGGATATACTCTACCATTACGATTCTTGATGTCTCCTTGCAGGAATACACCTTCGATGTAATAGTTTTTCTTTCCTTCTTCTGACAGCTCCTCACAGACAAGAGAAATGTCTTCTATAGTTTCTGTGATAAGTTTCATTCTTCTTCCTCTGATTCGGATGATTCGTCCTCAACATCTTCATACTCTTCTTCACCCTCATCAGATTCTTCTGAACTATTCATCACAGAATCAAAAACATTTGTTCTTGCCTGTTGCAATAATTCATCTGATTTGGCATACAAAGCGCCCTTGATTAGATCTGTCACCTCAGCAGGGGCATCTCCAGCAAACACTTTGTTGATAATATCGGTAGCAATTTCTGACATAGTAATAATGAATTGTATTTAATTATTTAGAATTCTCCACGCTTGGAGTCTGCGGGATCCACATCAGTGACTGATCCAACAGATTGAGTTGGTGCTCCACCTCCAGCGGGATCCATCATCCCACCTTCCGCAGCCATTGGATCCATCGCCATTGGATCCATAATCTTGCCATCAGCAATTTCTTTTTCCATTTGTTTGTCAATCTCGTTGATGTCTCTATCAGTCTGTTTCAGAATTTCTCTTCTGACATATTCGACTGAGAAATACTTACCGAGATATGGGTCCATTTGTGTTACTAGGTTCAATCTTTCTTGCAGCAGTTCACTATTCTTGAGTTCATCAAAATGGTTATCTGCAATAAAGTCGTATTGAATTTGTTCCTTGAGTTCTTCCCAATCCTCAAGAGTAATTACTCCTTTAAGGACCAGTTGTGTCTTCAAAAGATCGTGAAACAGTTCGCTAAATTTCTTACGGAGTCTGTTGATGAACTTTTGGAACTTGAGTTCGTCTCTAGTAATCTCACTAGATCTACCAACGTTGAATGTGGTTTCTGCCTCCAGTCTTGAGGAAGGAACATTCAATGCTTTGTAGAGTTTCTTTTGAAAATACTTAACGTCTTCCAATTCGCCAAGGTTTTGACCGCCAGGGAGAGTAGTAATTTCCGTTCCTCTACCACCCTCACGACGAGGCAACCAAAAGTCCTCAAGCATCGACATGACTCTGCGATCATCTCTAATCTCTCCAGTATTCGCGTCATAAACCATCTTGTTTCTGTAGCGAGACATAACCTCTTTGAGGTATTGCTCTGCTTTTATCTTAGGAAGATTGCCAACGTCGATGTAGAAGATTCTTCTTTCTGGTGCTCTTGAAATCCTGTAGATGACAAGAGAATCTTCAATCATACGGAGTTGGTTTACCGCCTTGATTGCTTTGTGAAGATGTGAAAGAACCATGTTCTTATTAACATCCAAGATACCAGAGGTCACATATGTGATAGCGTCTGGAGCAATTTTAATTCCCTGAAGATCTCCACTGCGAAGACCGTTTTCTTTATACAGGAAATACTCTGCTTGTTTTGGACTAATAAAACCTTGTTCTCCTCTAGCAGATTCAGGTGCAACTTCTTCTCTTCTACCTTTATCTACTTCTTTAATTTTTTTAATCTTTCTTGCATCGATGTATCTCAGTTCTATAATCCCTTGTCCTGGGTTTTTTACATCGATTACCTTGTGATAAAAAAGTCTGCCGTCAATATACCAACGACGGAAGATCTCATAAGCTTTGTGATCAAAGTTCAAGAGTCTGGTTACTTCATCAAACTCTTCTCTGATCCTTGTTTTAATTCCGTTACTTGCTTTTAAGTTAGAGAGATTGATTTCTACTGGTGTATCATGAAGATCGCCACAAATAGTTTCGTTGACAATATCATCGATTGCTCCATCACATTCTGGATACAAAGAAATTTCTCTATATTTGCCAATGAGTTCCCACTCATTTTTGGCATTACCATCCATGTCCAGATACTGACCGAAGTATCCTCCTGTAATTACAGAAGTTGCTCCATCTTCCTTATCTGGCGGTACGAAAGAAGGCCCCTTTTTAGGGGCCTTTGTTCTCTGTAGGGAAAATCCGAAGAGTCTATCTGACTTCATCACCTAAAAATCAAATTATTTTACCTACTATTTATCAGTTTGAAGAATCCTTCTTCGCCTCAGTTGGGGTCCACCACTGAACTTGCAGTTCTACAGTGAACTCTTCTACGGTATCGTTGGTGTCATAAGCAAGATCAATTGCACTGACATTACTTGGGAACACACCATAGAACTTGTAAGCCTTGATAGCATTACCTTCTCTGTTCAGTTGATGAACGATCATATCTTTCTGATATGTAGAAGGGTTCTGCAGACCAACGTTACGAACTGCCTGGTTGATTGTCTCAACCCACTTCTCAAAAGCATTTCTGAGAGCGAAGTTTGTATCGTTGATGACTGTGATTGTCCAAGGCTCAAATGTTCTGTCACCAGCGATCTTCAGAGTACGACCTCTGAAAGGAACGTCGATAACACCCAACTGTGATGCAGGCAGGTTTGCTGACTTGACCATGAAGTTGCCAAGTCTGATCAAGTTTGCTTCATCGCCAGAACCATTGCTCAGAGCTGCCGCTGGGAAAGCGAGATCAACTCTGAACAGGTTAGGTCTTGCGCCGCCACCAGTCAGACGAGATTTGAAATCTTGAAGGTTAAATGCGTTGTTGTTGATTGCCATTGTTGTTTCTCCTTATTGTTAATTTAACGGTAAAATTACGAGATAACTTCAGAGAAACTTACACCAGTTCTGGTGGCCACGAACGACAATGTGATGTAGTTGATGGTTCTAGTTGGTTTGACATAGATTTCAGCATAGAACTCACCACGGTCAATCGATTCGGGTGGGTTGTTTCTTTCATCACAAACTACAAGGAATTCTGTGATACCTCTCTTACCTTCAACATCTCTCAGGTAAGGCTCTACCAAGTTAATGAATGTTGCTCTGGTTGCTTCGTCGTTCAACTCGAAGAGTTGAGTCTTAGCAGCTGCGCCGATGATCTTCTCCAGTTGGAGGAAGAGACGACGAACGTTAATACGATCAAAAGCAGAAGAGAAACCTTGTGCGGTCTTGTCACCGAAAAGAACGGTTCCTTGACCAGGGAAGGTTACAATTGGGTTGATTCTTGAAGAGTACAGAAGATCTCTCTGTGCTTTTCTTGGGTTGTATGCCAGTTTAACAATGTTCTTGATGTTACCTCTGGAGAAACCAGCAGGTGAATACCATGCTTCATTGGTAATGGTAGTCTCTACACACAGACCAGCGATGTCAGAGTTGCAAGCAACCCAACGATATGTATCGTTGTACTTATCGTAGGTGTACTTATAACCTGAATCAAAGATGGTGTATGAAGAACTTGCAAGTTGATCAAAGAATTTAGTCAAGTTTGAGGTGACTGTATCTTGATTTACGATGTTAACAACATCCTCTTTCTTAGGAGAAATAAATGCAAGGCAATCCTTTCTAGAATTAACAATCGAAATGATGTGTGCAGCCTTAGCAGAGGTGTCATCTCCGAGTGATGGACCCATCATGATGAAGTCTACATCTGCGGTCTCTGGATCTGATACCAGATCGTAAGAAGCGGTCAGGTTTGCAAGGGTTACGTTGTAGTCTTGATAACCACCTTCGAAGTTGTAGTTATATGATGTATACTTAGATGCATATGAAAGAGTTGGATCTTGGTATCTAACAAGGTCAAACTTAGTAGATGCTACCTGACCCCATGCACCATCTTGATTTGAAACATCGTACAGAGAAGCGGCAGCAGGGTGTTCACCAAACCAGATATACTGGGACTGTGTATTAATTACATCCTTGTAGTAATTATTTTGTCCTTCTACTCCTCTTGCATCAGATGCCTTGGAGACGAACAGGAATTTCTCAAGAAGGGTGTTTGGTTGACCAGAGATCTTACCGTCAGAATCAAATACTGCGATGTGCATTTCATCTTTTGCACCACCACGATCAGCACAGAATGGGGAAGTTCCAGGTCTTTGTGACAGAGTTACCCATCTTTGTCCTGGGAAAATTTCATTTTTTTGGTATGCAGCTTCTGCAGTACCGATGACGTATGTAACATCATTTGTATCATCAATTGAATCTGTCTCGAACAGTTGTGAACCAGAATCAAGAACGACGGAAAGTTCTCTATCAATAGCTTGTACTGTTCCTTTTGCAGTAGCAGCCTGAGCAGAAGCGCCAACGAAGATTGTTGATCCTACTGGAATTGCCTTACCAGACAGTCCACCTACTTGAAGGATTCTAGTGGTTCTACTCCAGTGAACTACAGTTCCACTGGTTGTATCTACACCTTGAACTACGTTTACGGTGTCACCTTCGGCAAAAGCACTCAAAAGGGCAGTTGCAGAAAGTTTGAAAGATACGACGTAGTTGAATACTGTACCGTCTTTATCTGCTCCGTCAACTGTTACTGCTTCTCCTTTAACAAATTCTGGTTCTTCAGAACTTGTTCCAGGTTGTGCAAGGGTGAGAATTTGGTCAGCACCTGCGTCTGTTACATATACTCTCAGTGAGTTTGAAAGATCTCCAGGATCCTTTGCAACCCACTCATAAATGTTTGTTCCTTCTTCGATTGTTGATTCATAATCATCACGGTTACGAACCTTTGGACCGTATGCAACAATCGATACAGTTGGTGTTCCAGTGTATGCTTCGCCGCCAGCAACAACGTTGATGGCAGTGATTTGTCCTTCTTCGATTGTTACTGAAAGTTCAGCACCAGATCCATTACCGCCATCTGGAACGATAGTTGCAATTGCGTTTGAATATCCACTACCAGCATTGGTAACTGTGATTGCGTCAATTGCGCCACCATCGATACTTGCGGTTGCAGCAGCGCCCGATCCCAGCTTGTTAACAGCGTTAAAAATCTTTGAGTTGTCTGTACGGATAACGTTACAAACACCACCATACTGGAGGAAGTTTGCAGCGGTATACCAATACTCGTAGTTAAAACTATTTGGTTTACCAAATGTCTCTACGAGTTGTCTTTCTGTTGTGATTCTGGTTGGGTAGTTGATTGGTCCTCTAGCGAAAGGTCCAACTACTACACCAACGTTGTCCTGTTCTGGATTCGTGGTCGTCGTAAGATCGACTTCACGAATCTGTACTCCAGGGGAAAATTGTGGTGCAGCCATCTGTTTCTCCTTTGAAAGTCAAGATTACTTCTAAAAATATTTATAAATTTGTACTTCTTCAAAAGGGGAAACCATGCATGAACATTTACCAGTCAGGATACTCCCATCTATCGAATATTTTGGTTGACATTCTGTTAGCGATAATTCTTATTACGGTGCATTTTTTACACTCATATGAATACGCTGAAGGTAGAGACTTCTTATGTTTCCTAATCATATAAAAATCTTCAATCAGATTTTTAGTAAGTCCACAAGATCTACACTTCCTTTCTTTCCAAAGAAGATGTTCTAGTTCAAATCCAAAATCCTCTTCTTCCATCAGTAATAGTTCCACATGTAAGAACGGTCTCCATACTCATCAGTATGCCAAACCTGACCTTCTGCGTCAACAAAACTATCATCATCTAAACCATTATCAATAAATCCAAATGGAGCCATGTCTTGCTCAATTTGATTTTTCTGTTCATCGTAGATTCTTTTACGAACGTCTTGGTCCGTCATTTCTTTAAAGTAGTCTTGTACCGCCAACCAGGCAAAGATAACAAGACACATTGCAAGGTCATCATTACATCCTTCTTCTGCTTCGAAAGATTGTTTTCTCTGAATGAATGTAGTTAATTCTGATATAGTTTCATAATCTGAGATAATCAGTTTATCTTCTTCGATCAATGCCTTAAGGTTGGAACAACCAACCTTTTTAACGGCACTAGTCATTCTTACTCCCAGTTGTGTTTTTTTGCCAGAGAATCCAGAACCAACTAATTGACCAGCACGACCCCTCATAGAACACATTAAAACATTCTCATACTCTAAATCAAAATGCAGAATACTTGCAACTTGATCTCCAAGGTCATTGACTTCTGCCAATACATATGCATGATTATATGCCTTTGCTACGTCATATATAATACTTGGGAAGATGATTGGTTTGACCTCATTGTTCCTAAATCTAGCGACAACCTTATAAGGGAACGTTGTGATATCAACTACAACAAATGCTGAATAGTCTACATTAACACCTCGCGCTACGTCAACTGTTAAGATATAATCACGTTCTGGTTTGCTCTCTTCATAGATTGCTAGTCCCTTTGAATTCTTAATAGGATCTTCATAAACAAGACTTTTCAATTTTGCAGGGCTGATTAGAGTATCAACAGAACCAAGAAACTCACACTCAAACTCAACCGCAAACTGTTGGGCTGATGTGTTTGAGATAGTTTGTTCTTTCCACTTCGCATCTCTTCCAGGAACTTCAGACCAATGAACATCGGTAGGTACATACTCATTCTTCTTTCTCTCGGCATCGTGCCACAACTTATAAAAGTGATTCATGCCGTGAGGCGTAGAGACGATGATCACTTTTGTAGACTTACCAGAAGAAATGGTAGGGTATACAGAGCTGAAGAACTGGTCTGCGATGTGGTTTGGGATGAACGCGAATTCGTCCAGGAAGATGATATTGAATGACATACCACGAACTGCAGAAGCAGAGGTAGATGCAGCAAGGATCTTAGATCCATTCTCCAATTCAATACTACCTCTGTTCCATACCACGACACCCTGTTGTAACCACATGGGTAGATTCTCGTAAGCAAGTTGTAGTCTGCCTAGAAGTTCCCTTGCAGTTGCAGCTTTGTTTGCCAGGATGCCAATATTAACTGAATCGTTGAAGATCGCATAGTGAAGTAGATAAGACACACACGTTGTAGACTTACCAGTCTGACGTGGCATCTTACAGATATTAAATCTGTTATTGTGAAAATTATTAATCAGTTTCTCTTGAAACGGATACATGTCAAATGGAACAAGACCTTCATCAAGAGAAACAATCTGAATATAGTTTCTTGCAAAGTAGACTGGATCTTCCTTGCATTTCAAATATTCAGAGATTTGTTCCTCTGTAAAGTTGATGGGGACGTTTACTTTTTTAAGTTTGGGATTACCTAAGTAAACTTCACCAACATTCAATTGTTGGTCTTGGATATCAGTCATACCAACGTTCCATGTGCTCTGCGAATTTCTTTAAGTTCTTCAAAGTCTTTTTGCTTGGTGCCTCCATCATATGCCCAAGCATAACCCTCTTCAATCATTTGTTCGTTGAGGGACAGTTCGGCGTCTCCGATGTAGAGCCAGCCGAGAAGGCGCCCATACTTTCCAACACCACCAACAAGCTCAGTGCGGATAACGAGATCATCATCCCCTTCAATAGCGCCCTTAAGTCTTTCTTCCAACCAGTGTGTTGCGTCATATCCAAGTGCCTTCTCTTCATCATCTTTGGTGCGTTTCTCTGGAGTATCTACCCCAGCAACTCTAACTCTTTCTTTCTTATAGAGATCAAATCCTAGATCAATGGTGACATCAATCGTGTCCCCGTCCAGAACTCTGTTGATCTCAACTACTCTAAAGTTATAGCAGGACTTCCTGCTAGGTGGAACCATTGCGCCCATTGATTTTTATGAATACCTACTCTATATATGCGACCTCAACTTTGCATAGTTGAATACTTTTTCTGGAATGTTGATTCCTAACGCTGCTTCAAATCCTTTAAATCCAGGGGAGGAATTTGCTTCACAGACCTTATACCCATCGGGATGGAACAAAAGATCTACACCAGCGATGTCAAGATCAAGAACCTTTGATACCTGAATAGCAAGCATTTCCATCTCATCATCAACATCGTATGCTACTCCTTCGCCGCCACGAGAGATGTTTGCTTTGAAAGATCCATCAGTTGCGGTGCGTTGCATCGCCCCAACTACACGACCACCAATAACAATCACTCGCAGATCTCTACCTTCTGAGTGTGAGATATACTCCTGAATGATCATGCTAGTCTTACTATCAAGACTAGAGATCAACTCAGATAGATCTTCAAACTCTTTGGGAGTATGACAGAGGTAAACGCCGTTACCATGAGATCCAGTAACAACTTTCATTACGCATGGAAACCCAACCACCTTCTCAACTAACTCTGCTGGACATGGGAATCTAGTGAGCATTGTCTTAGGAATAGGTAGTCCATGTTGTGCCAAGATCTGATTGGCAAACATCTTATCTTTAGATGCTTCAATGGCACTGGAATTAGGTAACGTTGGTACGTTCAGTCTTTCAAACTGTCTGAGAACACTGAGATTAAAATACCCAGTACCAGACCCAGTACGAGCAAGTAGCACGTCAGGGAGAGAGACAATATCATTACGATATCGAATGGACTTGCGGTCATCTCGGGATACCAATAAGTCGATTTCGTCTGCGAAGAC